CACAGAAGAATTGCTGCCTATCCTGAAAGATGTGTTAGTAGAACAACGTCAAACATTGCCAAGTAAACCTCAGCGCAGAACATCTGTGACAAAGAAAACATTTTCAAAAAATTCTATACTGAATGATTTATTAAATGATACAGCGACGTCTACAAATTTTGCTGAAATGAATTCAGGGCCATTAGTAGAATCTGGATTGAGCATGATGAGTTCAGAGCCTGATGTCACTCCAATGACTGATATTGATGGCCGTCCTGTTGATACATCAAATGAAGCAGTTGCAAATGTTCTTAATCTTATGAATAAGGACTACTCTGGATTGATGAAAGCAATTGATAAGAAGAAAGGGATTGTATAATTGGCTCGGACAGTATTTACATATCAACCGATACCTGCTGGTCGGACTGCATTAGGTATTAAGTTACCGTTTAATAAAGGTGTAGTCGGAGGCCGATCTCCATTTCAAAATTATTCGTCTGGATCATTAGATGGTGCTGGGGTATTTGAATCATCATATGACACTGTGGAACAAGCTGTTTCAAATTTGAAAAGTTTATTGTTAACACGAACAGGTGAAAGATTTATGCAACCAGATCTGGGCACTGATATTTTCAATGCATTATTTGAAAACATAACACAGGATTTGGAAGATTATCTGGAAAATAATATCAAAGAAAAAATTGCTTTCTGGTTACCATATATCGGAGTAACTGATCTGCGTTTATTCGAAAATATCGATAAAGGATCATATCTGATTCAGTTATCTGTTGTAATCAATCCACAAGGAGCTAATAGAGTTATCAATATTTTAGCCGGAAATGAAAACATATCAATAATAGAAGATAATACTCCAGTCACTGATTCTCAAGGTAATCTAATCGCTGGCCCAGTTGGGCAATTAACGGCAGTTGGTAATTTCAATGGAGGTTCCATTACTGGCGGTACACCGTTAGCTGGAGTTGATCCGAATAGTGTTAGTTTTTCTTATTAGGAATAAAAAATGAGTATAGTTAAAAAAGACGTAAGATATTTGAATAAAGATTTTGCACAGTTTCGTCAGAATCTTATCAATTTTACAAAAACATATTTTCCAGATACATATGGTGATTTCAATGAGTCATCTCCTGGTATGATGTTCATGGAAATGGCTTCATATGTAGGCGATGTATTATCATTTTATACTGATACTTCTTTCAGAGAATCTATATTATCTTTAGCACATGAAAGAAAAAATGTCATGGAGATGGCACAGTTATTTGGATATAAACCAAGAAATCGTACGCCGGCAACATGTACATTATCTGTATATCATTTGGTTTCAAGTATTGGATCAGGCGCTAACATTGAACCGGACATGCGACAAGCATTATCTGTAGAGGCTGGCATGGTTGTGAATTCTGAAAATAATATAGAATTCAGAACCGTAGAACCTATTGATTTCAGAGTAGATCCAGAAATAACTGTGTATGATCTGGATAGCAATGGCGATCCTGTAAATTACTTATTGAAAAAACATGTACAAGTCGTGTCAGGTACTGTGAGAACAGAGTCATTTCAATTCAATGATCCTAAACCATATGAAAAAATTGTTTTACCTGATGATGATGTTGTTGATATTGTATCCATAGTAGATACATCAAATAATACATGGCGTGAAGTAGATTATCTGGCACAAGATACAGTCTTTGAAGATGTTTTAAACATACCTTTCAATGATCCTTCATTGAGTCAATTTGCATCATCTGTGCCTTATATTCTGAAACTTAGAAAAACTCCTAGAAGATTCATTACAAGAACTCGAGATGATAATAGAGTTGAGATTCAATTCGGTTCTGGTATCAGTTCAGATGCTGATGAAGAAATCATACCTAATCCAAAAAACGTAGGTTTGGGATTGGAATATCTTAGGAGAGAAACATTAAATAATTTAGATCCATCCAATTTTCTGTATACCAGTACTTATGGATTAGCTCCTAACAATACATCATTAACTGTCACATACACCACCGGTGGAGGTATAGGTGATAATCAAACTGCTAATACAATTAATAACATAGTAAGTTTTAACATATTGAATCAAAGTTATAATACATTAAATTTTGAATTGATAGCAGAAACATTGGCCGTTACAAATGAAGAACCAGCCACCGGTGGAAATGATTTCACGGATATAGAGCATATAAGACAAAATGCCATGGCATCGTTTGCCGCGCAGAACAGAGCCATTACAAGAGAAGATTACATATCCAGAATATATGCCATGCCAGCAAGATTTGGGGCAGTCGAAAAAGCCTTTGTTATTGGTGATACTCAAATTGATACTAGGACGACAGCATATCCAGCATATACTATACAAAATCCATTAGCCCTCAACGTGTACATTTTGACATATGATGAGAATCGTAATTTCACATCAGCTAATGTTGCTCTGAAGGAAAATCTAAGAACTTATTTATCTGAATATAGAATGTTGACAGATGCTTTGAATATCAAAGACGCATTCATTATTAACATAGCCATAGATTTTGAAATCACAGTAAGACCTACATATAGCAATTCAGAAACAGTGCTCAGATGTATTGAACGCCTCAAGTTTCTGATGTCAAATGAACGAGCTCAAATCAATGGATCGATTGATATGAATGCCATAAAAGCTGATCTGGATCGAATAGAAGGTGTACAGACAGTGAATAGTTTGAATATTACCAACGTTTATTCAACAGCACAAGGATATTCAGGTAATGTATATGACATAACAGCTGCTACAAAAAATGGAATCATTTATCCAAGTTTAGATCCATGTATTTTCGAAGTGAAATATCCTAATCAAGATATAAAAGGTAGAACCATAGGAGACTGATATGTATAGAATATTTTATGCTGAGCGTGATGCCACGATATATGAACGGTTCCCTGAAAGAAATACTGGTGTCGATCAAATATTAGAATTGACAAAGATCTCATCAGCTTCAGATGATTTCAGTAACACATTCAATACCAGATTTTTAGTAGACTTCGGAAGTCAGATTGATACATTACGGACTGAAATAAATGCTGGTCGTATACCTAATTTGGATACATCATCAGTTTATATGACCATCACTTCTAATCAATCTAATGATCTGAAACAACAATATACATTAGAAGCTTATGCGGTATCAGAATCATGGACCAATGGAAATGGATTATTTTCAGATGAACCAGAAACGAGAAATGGAGTATCATGGTATTATAGGTCTGGAACGCCAAATGCAGTATTTTGGAATACCGGGTCAGCTGAATCAGTTGGTTCAGGATCTGCTACAAACATCGGAGGTGGTACCTGGTTAACTGGAGCCACGTATAGAGCATCACAATCATTTAACAATGAAATACCTGACATCAGAATGAATGTTACTGACATAGTCAAGCATTGGGTTGATCAGGATATAGATAACAATGGTTTCATTGTTAAACGTTCTTTAAACGACGAATTATCAGGTGATATTTTAGGTTCCATAAAGTTCTTTAGTAGAGAAACAAATACGGTTTATGTGCCTAGGCTTGAAGTGGCATGGAATGACGCATCATTTTCTAACACATCATCAGCTGAAATATCAACTGAGACATATGTACCATACATTAAAAATATCAAACCAGAATATCGACCTACAGATATAGCAAAGTTTAGAATAGGAGCCCGTCCAGAATTTCCTACCAAATCATATTCTACTGCATCATTTTTTATCACAACAAACAGATTACCCACATCTAGTTTTTACAGTATTTGTGATTCTATAACAAATGATACCATCATACCATTTGATACAAATGCTACACAGATAGATTGTGATGTGAATGGCAGTTTTTTCAAATTACGTATGGATTCATTTTTTCCAGATAGATATTACAAAATTAAATTGAAGGTAGAAAGAGAGGGCGGCGATGACATTCAAACATTTGATGACTTCTATTTCAAAGTTATAAATTAAGGTTATGCCAAATACATTTATATTTAATCCAAATCCGCAAGCAATACCTGCAGAACCATTTGTAGTCAATGGATACTATCCATTATATTTTACTGCACAAGCTGCTATCAATGTTTCACCTTTAGGCGCATATCACGAACATGTACTTAATGGCACTGTTTATTATATGCCTGATCAGATTCAGGCTCCGCCGGCTCCAGGTCAGTATCATGGAGATTATCCTGGACTAGCTAATACAGCAACACCATATGATTTGCAATTAGCAGATAGAAACAATAATAATATAGCAGAAATAGATCAATTTCAAGATCAATATGTTGTATATAATTTACAACAACAATCGCCGACTGTGAGACAAGAGGTGTTAGATGATATAGTCGATCCATTTTTTGATTTCTTTGTTCAAGAAGATATACCTGTGACACCAGCTCCTAATGATCTTTTTATTGTAGCTGGAGGAGATCTTGCTAATGTAGTAAGTTTGGATTTAATCGATGTACACGATCAATATATATCTCGAGGACCTCAAAATTTAGCTGCGGGTGATAATCAGGTATCTAATGTATTTTGTGTTTATTATATTAATCATGGGCAGGCATTACCAATACCTAATTACAAGACATTAGAAGTAATGTTAGTTGAACGTGGATTGACATATGGGGCAATACAAATTGCTACTCAAGCTGATTTTGAAACATATGATTTATCTATAGACGGTCAGATTGCGGATGATGACACTTTATCATCATATGATGAATTCATACAGAAAATGACTTTAGATCGATCATCTGAATGGAATATTGGTATCAGATTCCGAAGTGGATATAGACCATTAGCTCCATTTGTACGAGATCCAGGAGATTATATTAGACCAGTACCAGTCGGTGCTACATTTAATACTATAACATCATTGACTCCACAGCAGAGATATTATGAAAAGGCATTTCAGCAACAAACGTTCCGAGAGCGAATGAGAGAACGATTTGAAGGGCAGATGGTCATATTAGATTGGCCAAGCTTGGGCGGTAATTGGGATGATCAGGTTGTTGCAAACTTTACCGATGTTCAAGTTGATGATCTAGTTAATAATTTGCGAATGATGGTACATGGTCATTGGAAACAAGTGACTGATGTATTTGTTATCAAAAAATATGCATATCAAAATAATTATGACATATCACGATACGGCGAAGTAGCGCCGGATCTGGCTAATGGTGTTATTGGCGCTGATGGTAGATATGGAGAATCAGGTCTGATTAACATACTAACAGACAATGGCGGTGTTACAGTAATTAGATCATTGACGCCAGAAGGTAATATAGATCCTACTTTAACTGACACATCTCAAGAATTAGAACCAGCATGGAATGAGTTTCCGCATATTATAACTTCCGACGCTGGTACTGATATCGGTGATGATGGTATTGCAGGTCTGGACTTAACAGAATATAACAGTTATATAGATTTTGAATCCAATGGGTATGACATGTTCAATGTAGTCGAACTTCAACCATATGAACCGCCTGGATCAATTAAATACTATCCTGAAAATCGATTCATTGCATTGACTCAGCAATCTGTTCAGCAAGCTCAGATAACTGCTGTTAATGATCAAATTTTAGATTATATACCGACCATCGCAGCTAAAATAGAATCTCTTGTGACGGCATTTGATTCTACACCGCAAAGTCTAGTTAATTATGTAGATCAAAAATTAGGTATTGGCGGTCCATTATATAACGTATTTATGGCAAATGATCCATTCAAAGTGAAACGTAAGAAAAGCGGAAGACGTGGCAACATTGTTGATATCACTGAATACGGTAATTTCTTTAGAGCATATGGTGATCAAAACAATGTACGTGACAAATTGTCAGATAATCAGAAAAATAATTTACTCAGTAATTATCAATGGGGTTTGATATTTGACCGAGATAATCAAAGTCAAATTATCGGGACATCGCAAGGAGATTTGTTAGAGTCTAGCGTTAATCAGGCTGTGCAACAGTTCATAGCAGATCTCAATGATTTGAGTGTTAACAATTTACCGGGATATGGTCCAATAATCAATCCTGCCACAATTCCATCATCTAATTTTTCAGCATTGAATACATCTGCTGGAGGTCGTGTAACATATGATGTTCCTACAGATGTTCAAGATTATATAAATGAAGGTGGAGTACTTGAGCCATCGAATTATTTGAATGATGATACATATATTTGTAATGAAAGAACGATAAGTAGAGCATTAAAACAGAATAATTATCTCAGAACTATCATTTTCAATCAAATCAAAACAGATTATGCTAATATCAGACAATCAGCAGATAAATTAGATCAATATCTAAGTTATATTAGAACATTGATGACTAATTTAGAAAATGTACTACAACTTATTGATGATACTGTACGAGCCGCATCTGATACTGCTGCTATACAAGAAATGTTATCGACTGTGATATCATTAGATAATTTCCTTAACAATTTACAATCTACTGGTACTGGTATTGGTGTTATTTATTTACCATTTGTGATAATACAGGCGACAGATGATCTAGTAAGTAATGAATTGAAAAAACAGTATAATTCAATACAATATATTAGACGTAAAGTTTTTGAAAACACAAGCGGAAAAGATTTCTTCATCAAATGGGCCAACAGTAGCAGAGAGGTATTGTTACAAAATGTACGTAATTCAAATACCTTAACATTCGATAATTATATATACACGTAGAAGATATGTCGTTAAACAGATTCACAAATATATCAGACATTATTACTAATGATGGTCCATTGTTAGCTTCTACATGGAGAACCGAGCATATCTCTGTGTTATCTCCTATCGCAACATCTTTAACACCTGGCCCTGTAGGTTTTGGATTACCTTATTTACAGGGTACAGATATAACTGTGGAGGCGCATGTTTATGCTCCTAGTACTAATTCATTGACTGTAACTGGTGATACTAGAATCATAGGAGGTCCTGTACAAGATTTTGTGATCACCGGCAATGAATTGATGATTAACTATACTGAAGTGATGAAAAACTTTGGTATCACCAGAGGTAACTTTGAAGTAATTATCAACATCTATAGAAACATCATAGGAGATTATTCAAGTCGTCCTTTGATAGTGAAGGAGATTTCGCCAGATCGTAGAGAACTTCATCTGAAAATAAGGCCAGGTTCTTTCATATATCCAATTGATATTGAAAATTATCTTAACAGTTATGGAACTCCAGCATATCAACAGAATGTATATCAAACTGCAATAGATCCTATAACAAATCAACAGTATGTAGAAGTTGATGCCTTTGGTAATCCAATCATATTGGAATATAATAACATTCCTTTATCAGATGCACATACGTTTCTTAATTTAGGAGATAACGAACTTTATCGCATTGTGAATGTGAAGCCATGGGTAGAGGGTGATGATCTTGTCGTACGACTTTATCAACCATTACCTGAAAGTTTCAATGAAAATGATAGCTTTGCATGTATAGTAGATCAATTATCAGATTCATATAGTGACAATGTAATAGTACGCAATACACCAGAGCCTGAAATATATAATGAGCTAGCTGGACCAAATTTTGAATCATTCACAGTTGGTACAACTACTGAAACAGATTTTAAGAATTATAATCAGTTGTTAACTGCCACACCTGCCATAGCACAGCAAGTTGTTGATTCAATATTTTCAGGTTCATTAGGAACTGGTACAAAAATTCCTATCGACTATTCAGGTTTTCAAAATTTTGTTTTCTATTCATCTGCTGAACAGCGAGTTAGAAACTTCAAACATAAATTAGAATACATTGAATTGTATAATGATACTATTGGTCAATTGAATGCAGCAAATATACCACATAAAAAATTGTTATTATGAAAAACATATTAATCGTAG